TCATTTTAGCTTATAACCCTACTATATCACCTTATCATTGGTTAAGAAAGATGCAAGATTGTGATAGGTATACAACGTCATATCGTAATAATCCATATCTACCAAAAGAAATGATTAAGTCAATCGAAGACTTACAAACTAAAAACCCAAAGCTCTGGAAGATTTACGGATTAGGTGAATACGCATTGAATGATAAAGCAATATATCAATTTGAAGTTGTAGATGACTTTGATGCAGAGTTTGTAGCATTCGGATTAGATTGGGGATACGGGGGAGATGAATTAGCATTAGTTGCAGTATTCAAAGAAGGTGACAATCTTTATTTAGAGGAATTGATATATGAGAAAGGAATGGTGATGAAAGATATTGCAGATAGACTAACTAAATTAGACATAAATAAATCATATGAGATATTCTGTGATAGTAGTGAACCGAGAAGCATTGAGGAATTATATAGGTATGGGTTTAATGCTAAAGCAGTTAAGAAAGGTCCTGATAGTATTAGGTTTGGTATTTCAGTATTACAGAATTATAAACTGCATATCTTAAAGACCTCAACTAATTTAATCAATGAAATGTATGGATATCAATACGCAACCGATAAACATGGTTATACTACGGACACACCAGAAGGTGGCTTAGACCATTTACTGGATGCTGCACGATATGTAGGTATGATGAAACTAACACAGAAAGCAGTAAGGAAAGGGTCTTACGCGATAACAATAAGATAGTATGGAAACAAAGGTATGGACAGAAGATGAGTTGAGAGATTTAATCCTATATGCAAAAGAGATGCAGAGTGCAAATGAAACACTACGTGCACAGATAATTGCAATGGATGCAATGTTGAAAAACGAAATGAGCAAAACAAAACGATTAACACAAATAATAAAATTATATGAAGCAAACAATTAAGGTACAAGCATTAACAGATTGGAAAGACGTTCCATTGAAAAAATATTTAGAGTTGATGTCAGACATAGAGGCATACAAAGACGACCAAGAGGCAGTAGATGCATTGATGTTGCATCACTTATGTGGAATACCATATGAGGAAATACCAAACGTATCAGCTGAAAGTTATAATGTATTGAAAGGTAAACTATCACAATTCTTAAAACCAGAGGACATGGACTTGCAAAGGTTTGTGACTATTGATGGAGTAGAGTATGGATTTGAACCTAACTTATCTACAATGTCTTATGGAGCATATGCAGATATTAGTAGATACGATACGATTAGCATAGATAAGAATTGGGCAAAGATAATGTCAATACTTTATAGACCTGTCACTAAAAAAGAAAAGCATGGTTTATATCAGATAAAACAATACGATGCAAAGATAGACGAAAAGAAATGGTTAGATGTGACTATGGATATACACTTTGGTACCTTGTTTTTTTTTCTCTATTTGCAAATGGACTTAATGAAAGATACCCTGAACTCTTTGACGGAGACGGAGGCACCAGCCAGCATCAAATCAATTTTGGCAGAAAGTGGAGAGCTTATTCAACAATATTCGAACTTGCTGAAGGAGACCTCGAAAAAATAGATAGAGTTGTAGAGCAACCATTAGAGAAGTGTTTATTGTTTCTTGCATACAAATCTGACAAGAATAGATTGGAAGCAATGATACATAGAGAGGCAATGAAATCAATTAAATAACTCTACCATATTTCCATTTACCATTGTTAGAGATATAAAACCAATCATTATGCCTTGGAGCAATAGTAGAAATGGAGCATTAAGATATTCAGTTAACAGAGAGAATGCCTCGGGCTATTACATAGGGCCAACAAGAGGATTAAGTAGCCCAAAGAATAGTAGACGAGCATGTCTATGTTTAGATAAAGATACATACGATGTAAGTTGCTGTAATGGTGCTTTAATGGAGCAAGGTATCGGTGTAATACAATCTCCTAATAGAACAAAGGGTGGTGGATTTAGTGACGGATATAGTGATGGTTTCGATATTATATTAGATTAAAATAAAACAAGATATGTCAGAATTATCAAAACAGGCCCTAGTGGTTGATAATAATCAATCGTTTCCAAATAATAACAATGGAGCAATTACTCCGTCTGTATTAAGAGCATTCAATACAAACATGATTGACTCAACAGTTAATCAAACTCAATACACAGCAGATAGTGGTAGCTTTAATGCACAGATAACTGCATTGGAAGTATTTACTGCATCATTCACAGGTAGTACAGTAGATACAGGTAGTTTATTAGTAACTGCATCATTTAACAATGGTACAAGAAACTTAACATTCACCAAAGGAGATGCAACTACATTTAATGTAAACATTCCTGACGTTAGTGGTAGCACATTTAATACAGGTAGTTTTGCAACAACAGGTAGCAATACATTTATAGGTAATCAAATAATTAGTGGTAATGTTTTACCACAAGTTGACGGACAAGGTGATTTAGGAACTGATACTTTCAAATGGAATACGGTAGTCGTTAACGGACAATTAAAAGGTAGCTCAATCAATACAACAGGTAGAGGTACAGTAGGAACTATAAGAGTAGGTGATGAGTCTTTCCCATTAAGTTTTTTAGCAGATAGAGAAATAGTTGGTGATGGAACAGGTGCAAATACTCATATGTATTATGCAACTTCGTCTACTGATGTAAATGGATTAAGAGAATTTGTATACGCTCAATCAGGGTCGGATGCTAATTTCACTAGTGTATCTGCATCATTTAATACAAGAATACTAGCAATCACAGGTAGTGGTGGTAGTGGAGGTGGGGCAACATTAGGAGAAAATACATTTACAGGCTCTCAAACGATATCAACAACAGGAAATAGTCAATTAATTATAAGCTCGTCTAGTGGTGGCCAAAGCAATATACTTTTGAAAGGAACTTTGACAAACAATTTAACTGCATTTGGTGGTCAATTGTTAATAAACAACAACGGACAATCTGGTGGTAGCGGAAGTATTGGAGTTGTAACAAGCAGAAATCAAATAGATTTAGCTGCTGACAGTGGTGTTGCAATAGGCCCGACAAATGGTGCAGGAAATGGAATAGCTACGGGAGCAATAAGATTATTAGCTCAATCTGGTAGTTTGGTATTAACTAATAATAGTTATACTAACACTTCTGCATCGTTATCACATTTATCTGCATCTGACAATACTTTACTTGCTAACTTTATATTCAGAGCTAATAGCAATAGTGGGACAACACAAATATCAGGTAGTGGAAATATATTCACAAACCCAACTACACCAACAGCAGGTAGAATAAACTATGTAGGTGGAGCAACTAACTTATTCTTAAACGGACAATCTGCAAACTTACCTCAAATTACAGGTAGTGCGGCAAGTGTTAGTGGGAATAGACCTACAATGAATTCAAACTATATTGCAGGGCCGCATGCATGGACAATAAACCAAGCACCTAATCCAGGTACACATACTTACTCTAATAATATAATAGCAGGTATTGGTCAATGGAATTTCAATATGTTAGGTAATACGGGAGTAGTAAATATTAATAATAATTTGGGATTAGGTTCCAATATGACAATTAACTCACCTTCTCGTTCTATTGCAGAAATAAATGCAGGAGCAAGTGGCAGTACTACATTACAAATTCAAAATAATTCAATTCAAGGATTTATACAATACCAAGGGCCTGTTTCCGCTTCGTCGCATCAAATAAACCAAAATATTATTGCAGGAAATCTTACATTAAACGTACAATCACAAAGTAGAGCAATCGGTGTGACTGGAAACATTATCAATGGTACAATGACCATGAATGATAATACAGTCTTTGCACCAACGTTGGGTACCAGTCATGGTATTCAAAACAATAATATAAACGGAAGCTTTATTCTAAATCAAAGAGCGTCTTCTTCAATTAACTTACTTAACAATAATATTAATACTTGGACATTATCGAATGATTTTGACGCATCCTCTATTACAACTGCAACGTCAAGATTATTGGTATTGAATGGCAATATATTATTTGGAAGTGGGAATAATTTATATGCATCGGGTAGTAACGAAGCAAATTCATTTACTAGAGGATTTAATAGTAACTTATTCGGTGGTCTAGCTATATCAGCATCCGTTGTTGCAAATGGTGGTAACTCAAATATGATATCAACAATAGGAGTTGGCCAATCCTTACATGTAGTAGGAACTTCTAGAAGAGATGCATCTAATACAACAGGGGCAGCTGCAACACAAGGGTCTGCATTCTTTGGTAGATTTAATAAAGAAGGACAAGGATTTAATACAACTGCGGAAGTAATTCTAGCAGTAGGTACGGGAACTTCGGGTAGTGCAGGTATTACAAGAAAGACAGGTTTCTTAATCGATAGTGGGTCTAACTCATTCTTTGAAGGTGCTGTAAATGTATCAGGTAGTTTAACTGTTCAATCAGGTAGCACATTCTTTGCAAATGGTAATCAACAATTTAATGTAGGTGCATTCAGTTCATTAGTAACTCAATCAGGTAGTGCAGGTGTATCTCAATCAGTTAATTTTGACACAACGGATATATCGAGTGGTGTATCAATTGCATCTAATAGCAGAATTACATTAGCAAATAGTGGAACTTATTCTCTTACATTCTCTGCACAAATTAAAGCAGATGGTGGACAAGATACCGTTTGGATGTGGTTGAAAAAGAATGGTACGAATGTTCCAAACACTTCAACTAAAATAGTTGGTAAGAATAATGAGGAAACGGTATTGACTGTAAATTATGTAGTGGATGCAGTAGCAACTGATTACTATGAATTGGCATGGGAAAACTTAAACGGATACGGAGATTTATTATATGAGGTAGCAGGAACAAACTATCCTGCAATTCCATCGGTAATCCTAACTGTAACGCAAGTGAAATAGTATGGCAAGTTTAGCACAGATAGCAACTAAGATAAAGACTTTAGCAGTTGCCAAAGCTCCAATAAAGACGGGTAATC